GTATAAAGATATGGGCGGAACATTTGGCAGTGGCGGTTCAGCTACCACTTCTAATAGGGCGGGAGGTCAGGTTCAGGGCCGCGAGGTCTGACAGTTCACCTTGAGTTTGTAGAAACGGGCCCTGGCTTTACCTAGTAACAAAAAAAATTCATTTTGAGCAAGCGGCAAAAGAAGATAGACAAAGTGATGGGAGAGTTTAAGCGCGGCTCTCTCAAATCTGGTGGGTCTGGGCAGAAAGTCACAAACCCTAAGCAAGCGATAGCCATTGCGTTATCTGAGGCGAATGCCATGAATGAAGGAGGCATGATGAAAAATCCAGTTATGCAAAGACCTATGTTCCAAACTCCCATGCAAAGAGAAGGCATGGGAATCATGGCAGGTGTGGCTCCTGTTCAAGGCTATGCAAATGGCGGTGAGACTGAAGAAATAAGCTTTATGGATTACGCCTCCGTACTTCCGGGGGTCATAAAAGATATGGTTGTCGGTGACGATGGCACCATGAGCGATTTTTTCACTCTTGAGAAAACGCCAGAAGGACAAGGATTAAATCTTAGAGACTTAACTGATTTTTTTATAGTTGACCCAGATGATCCAGCTGACGTGGCGCTTGCAACTGCAACCGCTGGACTCATGGCAACTGGAGTGGGAGCGCCTGGAGCGATAGCAGCAAAGCTTGCAAACATGGGCTTCAAAGGTAAAAAGGTTACCGAAAAAATTGAACAAGCCATTAGGCTTGCGGCTGGAGATACAAGGGGTAAAACTTTTGCTCGAGGTCAAACAGGTAGATTACTTTTACCTGGAGAAGCACAAGCAGCAGACCTACAACAGATCTCCCAAGCGGAGGAAGAGCAAGGAGGTGGAGGCATTGAGAATCTGCCAGAAGCAAGCCTTGTATCTGGAACCCCTACTGCAGAAGAACTAGAAAATATAGGAATGACTGCAGAGAAGTTTCAAAGTTTAGATCCTGCAGTACGTCAGCAATACATAGATGTGATTAATGATCGAAGAGGACTGTCTCAAATAGGTGATTCTGTTCTACTACCCACTGCAACGGCAGCAGATCTTGTAGCTCTCCCATTTAGAGGGATAGGGCAATTATACGATGAGTTTTCAACGAGCAGGGTTGGCAGAGCTTTAGGCATGTCTGAGCCGGGAGAGGAGACAGAAGATTTTGAACCAGTACCCTATTCTGGTTCTTTAAGGGCATCTATAGAAGAAAATAAACCAATTACTGAAGAAGGTTTGGTTGCTGCCTTAACAGATAAACCAGATGCCCCCGTCCCCATTGATTCAGTGGTTGTTACACCTGAGAGTCAATTGATAGTAGATGAGGATGACCGCGCAGATGAAAGAAGTGGTATTCAAAAACTATTAGAGGGCCTTAGCAGTGACAAGCTTGCTTATCAATTTGCTAAAGCCGCGCAACCAAGTGAGGGATTTGTTCCAAGGAATCTTGCAAGTGATCTCGTTCTTGCAGGTGAGGAATACGATAGGCTTCAAAAAGATGATACGGCGTTACAAAGTAACTTAGCCGCCCTTCAAGAACTAATGCCAGAATCAAGCCCAGAAGACTTAATAAACTTGCTAATGGGTAGAGATCCAGGCGCGAAACTCAGGTCAGACAGGTTGAGTTTGTTTAAAGTAATAGCTGGTGATCCATCAAGAAATTTTGTTGATCTAGAAGATGGAAGTCAACGGCCAAAAACTCAAGAAGAGATATTTGCAGAGGTAGATAATATTATCGCTGCTTCAGAGGGGCAAACTTCAGTGGCATCGGATATCCCCTCCATAACAACGGAAGAAATGGAAAGGTACTCTTAGGCGAATTAAAGATGATAATTCAGCTGCCTGATGGAAGAAGTATTGACGTACCTACTGACGATATTGAAGTTGCAAAACGTGTTGCAGCAAACTGGGCAAAAGATAATCCTTTTATCGCAAGAGGAGCGCAGCTTGGGCCAGAGGATGTTTCTGCTGTAGGGGATATTGTAAGAGGCGTTGGCGCTGGTTTGGTCGGCGCGGTTGAGGGTATCTCAACACTTCCATTAGAAGCATTTGATGCTATCACCGGATCAGAGGAAGGAAGCGCAGAAGAACTTAGAAGTTTTTTTGATAAGTACACACCAGACACCCACACTGGATTAGGCGAAGCAGCTAGATTTATCACTCAGTTCGCTGCCCCTGGCGGATTAGCAGTAAAAGCCTCAAGAGCTTTGAGGGCAAAAAAAGCTATTGAGTCAAAAGGTTTTAGTCCCTCTGATGTAGCCGTATTTGGTGCTGCAGATATAGCAGCAACAACCCCTGATGTTGAAACGCTTGGCGACTTTTTTGAAGGCGGTCCTACTCAAAGGACAGATACCCAAGATTTGGTAGGCGCAGAACTAGCTGCAGCTAATCTCTCAAACAGATTAAGAGTTGCTGCAGAAGGCGCTGCTGTCGTCTTGGGTGTTCCAGCTATTGCTAGGCTCGGTGTCGCAAGTATAGGCAAAGGTGCTGAGGCGCTCGCTGGAACAGATATGGTTGAAGCTGCAGCTAAAGCCATCAAAGATCCAAACACCCCCTTTCATAATGTTGGTGTAAAGCCAGATTTAGAAGATCCGACTTTCTTTCAACAGCAAATGCAATCAATGAAAAGAAAGGCAAGAGAGTATCTTACTTTCCAAGGCAAGATGCCTGATCGATTTGTTAAAGAATTACATGCGACTCAAATTGCAGAGGTGTCTGCACACAATAACAAAGTTCGCCAAGCTGTTTCTGAGCTTGATGAGACTATGAGATTTGTAAATAAGAACGCTGGATTATTTAGTAACCAAGATCGAAGCAGAATACTTAACACGGTTAATGATTATTTGTTTGGAGAGCCCATAGCTCGAGGTTCTAAAACGATAGACAGAAAATCTGTGCAGCTTGCCGCTAAAAATGAACTAGAAGAAATAGATGACATCATTTCTAAAAATATGCCAAGAGGATTGTTTGGAAGAAAACAATTAAGTCTTTTCAGGCCTGCTCAAAAGATAAGAGAAGAAATAGACTTACTTAGCAAATCAATGAAAGAAATGGTAGACGACAATTTTATAGAAGATTCTTTGAAGTCTTCTATGAGCAAGATGATTGAAGATAATCAAACGTACTATGGCGTGCGGTTGTATCGCGCATTTAAAGATCCAACTTATGCGCCAACTAAAGATCAGGAAACAATAGCCATTAACGCTTTGGTTCAAGCAACAAAAGGTCTACCTGCAGACAAAGCATTAAGTCCTAAGAAAGCAGAAAATGTTTTGAACCAAATGCTTCAAGCAAGATTTGCTAATGCAAAGATGACTCCTCAAGGAGTAATTGATCCCAAAACATTAAGCGGTATAGCTCAAGGGCCTTTAAAAGGAAGAAAGCTAGACAATCTTCCTGAGATTAGAGATTTCTTAGGTGAGTATACAGGCGCAAAAGAAGTAGTTGGTAGGGTCAACCCAGGGCGGATAAGAACTAGAGATATCGCTGAACAAGAATTAGGGTTAAGAACAAAGGTGGTTGATACCGTTGATGTTCTATCGAAGATTCAAGCTAAGAACAATTTCTTCGATAACTTATCAAGATACAATGATCGAGTACCTGCAGCGAATAAATTTTTATTTAATGAGAAACCACCTGGGGCCCAGATAGGGACATACTCACAAATAGGCACCGATAACCTTGGTAATATATCGCCTCAAGGAAGAGAAAAATATGGGAGCCTAGCTGGCAAATATATTTTAAACGAATACAAAGAAGCGTTTGAAGAATTGCCTGATTATTTCAGCAGTATTAGATCAATACCTCTTTACGCTACCTTCCTTGGCCTAAAAGGTATTTCACAAATTGCAAAAACTGTTCTGAGCCCTATTACTCAAATTAGAAACGCAACAACAGCAGCATTTTATGCCATAGCCAATGGCAATGTTGGGGGTTCAGGCGATTTAGTTGATGCAGTCGCAACTGTCCTCAGTAACATAGGAAACCAACGGACTAGCTTTGGAAAAAGCCGCCCGACAAAAACAGATATAGATGAATTCTATAACGAGATGATTGATTTTGGAGTTGTTAACACCAACACAAAGATTGGCGAGCTTGAGAGCTTGCTAGGTGATGCGCTTCAATCAACACAGTACATGCCTGGGCTTCTTAGAAAAGGGTTTAACTCCGCAAGAAATATTCAAAACACATTAGCTGGGAAACTGTACCAAGGGTCTGATGATGTGTGGAAAATATTTAGTTATAGCCGAGAACTTGACAAGCTAAGAAATGTTTTTAAAAAAAATCCTAATGCATCACTACCTACTTCAGATGCAAAAAACTATACGGATTTTGGCACAACAATAAGCCGTAAACTTTCTCCTAAGGATTTTGAAAAAGCTTTAAAGAGGGAAGCTGCATCGATCGTAAAAGATACTGTTCCAAACTATGCAAGAGTGCCTGAAGCAATTAGACAGCTTAGATTAATGCCATTCGGTAACTTTATTGCCTTCCCTGCAGAAATAATTAGAACATCAGGAAACATATTAGGCAGAGCAGTTAAAGAACTTGCTAATGAATCGCCTGAAATAAGATCCATTGGGATGAAAAGGCTGCTTGGATTTATGTCCGTTAATGCAGGTATCCCCGCAACTTTGTATACATCTGGTTTGTTATTGACTGGTTCTGATAACGAGCAAGTGCAAGCGTACAAGAGATCAGCTGCTTATGAGTGGGATAGGAATTCAACGCTAATACCAATAGCAACAGACAAAGATGGAAAAATCACAGACCTGTATAACTTCTCCTACACGAATCCATATGACTACATGGCTAGGCCATTCAAGGCTGTGTACAACGCAGTCGCAAACGGAATTACTTCCGAAAAAGATCTTACAGAGATAGCGTACGATTCTGTGCTTGGAACGAACGGTGCACTCCCAGAGTTCTTTGCGCCATTTATGGATGAATCAATCATTACAGAAAAGACGTTTGATATAATTAGAAACAAGACTAGTTTCGGGTCCAATGTTTGGAATGAGGCAGACCCGCTAGGGCTAAGGTTTACAAAAGGATTCGCCCATCTTGCTGATGGATTGATGCCTGGGGTTAGTCCAGTTGATATTAAAGCGGATGTTGCTGCCCCTGCATATCTGACATTTCAAGCTGGGGATTTTCCGAAAGCGGTCGGGGCAGTGCTTGGAGTAGATCCTGAAAAAACTGTTGGTAGGCAAGGATATCAACTTGACCCGGCGCAAGAATTTGCAGAGGCGCTCACTGGCGTTAAGACTTTAAAGCCCAGGTTGAATAGAACTTTATATTATCGAGGTCTTGAGGCAGCAAGAGAGGTTAGAGAAGCAGCTAGAATATTTAACCAAGTTGCAAAAACTCGAGGTAACAGAGATGCAGAAGATATAACTAAAGCTTTTATCTCAGCGAATGAGCAGAGGTTCAAAGCACTGCGTGATTTAAACACCGCTGTTGAAGATGCAAAAACACTGGGTCTTTCTACTTCAGAAATAGTTAAACCTTTAAAAGAGGCGAAGACACCTAACCTTAATTTTGTAATGGCAGGTAGGTTCAAAGCATTCTTCCCAAGCAACGAGACTATTAATTTTGCCTTGCAGGAAAACCAAGACAAGCTTTCTAACCCATTCAATATGGCAGATATGTCAAAAGAGTACGCAAGATTTCAAGGTAAATTATTTAGACAGCGTGCGCCTCAACCACAACCTAGTCCTCAACCTCAGCCTGCGGCCCAACCTGCCCCTCAGGATGCCCCTGTGCAATCTGTAGAGCCAACTGAAGTTGCTCCAGCAGAAGTGCCTTCTTTGTTCAATCGTGGCACAGATGCTTTAAGAGAGTTAGAGTTAAGGAAAATGCTAGGAACGTCATAACGTGATCCCGAAAAGAGCGAAGAAGAAAGGTAAGTACTTCGCCGTTAAGACAGAAGTGGACGGCATAGTCTTTGACTCCAAGCTTGAAGCGGCTCGATACAATATCCTGAAGAAGCGCCAAGAGGGTGGAGAGATCTCTGACTTGCAAACGCAAGTGAAGTTTCCTTGCGCCCTCACAGTGGAGGGCAAAGAAAAAAAGATCTGCAGCTATATCGCTGACTTCAAATACAAGAAAGAAGACAAGTGGGTCATTGAAGATACCAAGGGTGTGATCACTCAGGTGTTCTCGCTCAAGAAGAAATTAGTTGAGGCACTGTACCCAGGCGTGAAGATCAATATCGTCAAAGACCCCCGCATCTAGAAAGGCACAACCTGCCCATCTCTCACGTCCACTTGGCTTCCCGGGAACTCAGCCTTCACCTCACTAGCCAGCTTCATAAAATCTGCATCGAACTGGACCTTTGAAAATTCACGTAGTTCCGCGCTGCTGTAGTACGGACCATCCTTCATCCCTTTCTCGGTAGCGTTATAGAAGGTGACTACGCCTGACTGGTATGCAATCACGTCATCATTACTCTCTTCTGGAATATGCGTTGCCGTCGTAATAAGTTTCGGATTCCAGAGGTGGTCATTGCATCCAGCACGCTGGGTGTCGAGATCCAAGGACTGGCCGCTGCGGGTACATACCCAAGTAGCGCCATGGGTGTTTACCAATGGCTTGGAGAAGACACAGTTACGGCAGTTGACCGACTCTGGAAATCGCCTCCGGGTGTAGATATCAATGTACGCTTTAGACTCTCCTCTGAGCATGTAGTCTTTCTCTGACTTCCTACCATGCTTAGGGGGCTCGGTACTGGTGATCACCCTCTCAGCGCGTTCCTGCGCCTTCTCCCAGATCTGTTCATCGTAATCTATGACTTCGGTGTACACCTCGCTGTTATTCTTATTGACCACGATCACAATGCATTTGGTCAGACCAAGTCCTCCCATGTAGCAGTGGATCTGCCATTTGTAAGTTTCGCTCCACAGTTCATAGGACCCCAGCTTCTTCAGCTGATTGAACCTCTTATCATTGGCGCTTTTGATCTCGCACAGAAGCACAAGCTCATCGTCTGGTGGGGGCAAGACTCTCTTGAGCAACGCATCACAAGATCCTGAATAGTGTCCACCTAACACAGACACACTCACTTGATTACCGTCGCTATCGTGAGACGCCACATCGTAAAGACCGCTGTCCCTGATGTTCTCAATGACCTGATCTTCAATGCGATTGCCCAAGTCAAACAATCTCAGCATCCTTCCACTGAAGGTGCTAGGCAAACACCAATGGAAGTTCATCCACAGTTTGTGTTCATCTTCATCACCAATCACGCTGAAGCCAAGATGTCCACGATTTGATCGGTTGGTTTCCTCGAGCTTCTTATCAATCTGGTCAAACATAGACACTGATGACATTCCAATACCTCCCCTCTTTTCTTACTGCAATTTTTCTAATGTGATCGAAGCTACCACCATTCACTAGGTCTTCGGCTTCTTGAATATCTGTGGGCACATAGGCATCACCAGAGACGGCTCGCCATTTCTTCATTGCTAAGGTCCCAGCCTTGCCTCCCATACCAATCATGAAGGGCATTGACTGTGGCCAATACTCATCAACGACTTTGAACTTCACATCCAGATAACTATTACCTGCTTTAGAACTTCGCACTTCAGCCCAAATCGTTTCGACCTCTTTAACTTTCTCGAGCTCTTCGATCGGATCATCAATCTCATCAGACAAGACATTACCGAATGCTGCGACACGATCGGTTGCTGCCTCTCGCTCTTTCCTTTCTGGTGGTCCTTCCCTTGTTATGGGCTTATCGGCGCCACACTCAATGCACTGCTTATCAACCCAGTCGTTAACAGCTAGACAAAGATGCCCTGCTGATGTGACTGAATCACATATCCATATCTTTTGCTCATCTTCCTTGGGAGGACGACTTGGCTTTGCTCTATCAATACAACCATGGCGGTTCATGTTCTCGCCATAGTCAAGGAGCATGCAGTTTTCCTTGTCCCCCCAGGTTCTCATACCTCGACCACAGATCTGGACATACAGACCAAGCGATTTGGTGGGCCTAAGTAGTGCGATACAGTCTGTCCGGGGTGCATCCCAACCTTCAGTCAGCACCGCCACGTTGCAAAGCGCGTTGATCACACCATTCTCAAAGTTTTCAAGGATCTTTTCCCGAATCTCTGACGGTGTTTCTGCCGTAATCACAGCCGCCTCAACGCCAGCATTCTTCAGGAACATGCACATCTTGTTAGCGTGCGCTACGGTGACACAGAAGAACACGGAACTGAGACGACCTTTGCTGTACGCTTTATCAACCCAGTCAGCAACGATTGCCAGCATGGTTTGATCTTCCATTGCAAGTTTCTCAAGATCCGACTCTCGATAGTCACCACCCTTGAATTTGACTCTAGCAGTTGAGGCATCAATGACAGCTTGATCATCCACCTTGAACGCAGACAATCGGCACAGATACCCTTCCTCGATCAACTGCGGGATGCCCACTTGGTAAGAGACGCCGCCAAAGAAATGATCATCAAGACCGTAGATGAACCCTTGGCCCATCCGATAGGGCGTAGCAGTCACGCCAAATATCCTGGGTGCGTAGTATTGAGTTACCTCAAAATGTTCAAAGATCTTTCGATACCGACTAGATTTGTCAGGTCCAACATGATGGGCTTCATCGACAATGATGTAGTCAAAATGCCCCGCTTGCTCTAGCCGCTTCTGGCTTGCAATCGTATCCCGACTCGCAATGACGATCGGTGCATGTGAGTCAAACTCTTTGATGCTTGCAGCAAGAATTCCACAGGGGGCGCACGGCCACACCGATAGTAGCTTGTCTCTTGCTTGAGTGATCAGTTCTTGACGATGCGCCAAGATTAAGACACGGCACCCCTCATTGTAGTCGAACAACTTTTTAATGATGTTAGCGAAGACAATGGTCTTCCCGCTGCCCGTAGGCAGAACAATGAGTGGGTACGTGTTTTGTGTATGCAGCCAGTCAAAGGTCGCCTCAATGGCAGCTTCTTGATAATGGCGAAGCTCCATGGTCCCCCCTTATCAAGTCGTAGTAAACACGGGACCAATAGTTTTTTGCCCAGTGAGAGATGTCTTTCCTCTGAAGGATGACTAGAACCTGGCGCTCCTTTCCGCCTTGATGAAGATTGACTAGTGCCATATTTTAGGTTCCCCGTCTTCCTTCATGTCCATGAATTCATCAACAACATCTTCAACCCAACTCCCTATGTTGTTAACAGCTGTTTCTCCCTTTTCATGAATCAAGTAGGCGTACGATAAAATAAAGCACACCTCCATAAATACATCCATGCTATAGCCCGTCTCCTCCATTGAAAGGCATATCGTCTTTAGTATTTCAGCGCAAAACTGCTGCTCCTCAGTTTCAAATTCAATGGAATTTTTCTTTGTCATAACGTATCTACATCCCGTAATGTAACGCCGACAAGGACCTCTTGGTCTACAAGATCCCCACAGGCGGAATACATTTCTCTAATAGCCTTAGCTGTTTCTAAAATTTTAAATATGTTTTTTTCAGTTTCTACCTTTGCTCTTGCTCGATACTGTTCACGGGTTTCGATGAGACATGTTTTTTCAGGAACGACATAACCATGCGCCTTATGTTCTGGCCGCACCCAGTGTTGTCCCTCATCGTCTTCTCGCTGCAGTTCCCAACCTTCCTCAACAACCCACTCGCCCTTCTCACCGTCCTCGTCTTCCACATACTTATCTCGAGGCAAAGCATTCATCCAAAAGATCTTCCCTGTAACACTTGGAATAGGAATGGTGCAAACGAGCTTGTCATCTTCATCGAAACCGTAGGTAGATACTGTTATCAAAACATCACTAGCTATCGGCAGCGCGAAATTGTCTGGATGCATGTAATTTTTTAATCGTTCCAGTGTTTCCTCTAACTCTCCTGCGTAATCTACTTCTTTCACTTTCGTACCTCTTCGTTGCTTTGTGGTAATGAGTGATCCGAATAGATCACGCCTTCATCGATTAACAGAGTTTCTGCTAACCAAATATTCCTTTTGATGCTTGCAAGTTCCTCCGCGTTAACTAACAAACTGACGTTTCCGTGCTTCTTGCGTGGGTTAAGTTTGTCCAACGCTTGCATGGCATCGTCTAAAAAATACTCTATTGCCTCTCTGGTATCTTGATCCATTACTCAATCCTCCAAATTCTCACAACTCCCTCCTCATGAATCGTACGTGATGTGATTTTTTGCCCAGCTTTTTTTGCCTTTTGAATAACAGCGAATGCCTCAGGAGAACGAAAAGTTTTGTCATAACCTTTGGGTTTTTTTAAAAGCTTGAACGCAACGCTGTCACCGACTTCCCAAGTTTCAATTAGGGTATTAAGTTTCCTGTGTTTGCTGTTGCTCTTGTTAGTTCGCGTGGGAACTGGCACGTTTTTTTCTATGATCACAACGCCTCCCTCAATGGTTGCTTTGGTAAATAAAAAGTCCCTGGCTTTGGCCCCACTGCCAGGGGAGTGGTGGAGAGGTCCTTCAGGGGAACGGTCTGAAACCCCCAAAGAACCACCGGCCATTAAAGTTTAGTTCCACTCCACCTTCTTCAAGGCATCAGGTGCAGGAGTTGCCGTCGCTTGCTGCGTGGTATCTCCACTCGATGCCTGTGGTGCTGCCTGAGAAGATTGCTTCCCATAAGAACCTATCTTGTTGTTGATGTAGCCGTTGTATTCTTCCTGCGTAATCTTCGCGTAGAAGGTCAGACCCATAGCACGATTGACATGCTCTGGCTCAACAGCCTCAGCCCCGTCTTGTAGAGCCTCACATGCACGCAGCCAGTTCTTGAGTTTGCTTAACGCCACCTTATTGCCCAGCACGAAGAAGTCTCGTATCGGGCGACGATCTGCGTGCTGCGAATCCGCGAATGCGAAATCAACAGTCATCATGTCGTTGCCTTTAGAGCTCACCGCTTGGTCATCATAGTCAACCGCCTTCATGAGGTACTCTCCCGGGGGGAGTGGCTCAGATCCTACGGTGTCTGAAACACCAGAGATGTCTATTTTATTATCGAAAAAGCCCATGGTTATACTCCTTATGCAGCTTCTTTAGTGGATGGTTCCAGAGCTTTTAAGTAAGCCTGGTAGAAAGAATCCCATTCCAACGGCAGTTGGCTGGGTAATGTGAGTCTAGATTTTGCCTCGAAGCCCATTGCATATTTGGTATGCAACAATCGATTACCGTGGCTCTTCGGCTTGCCGTCATTAACTGACTTGTCGTAGTCCGCGAACACGTTGAAGTCCACCCAGTCCTTGATCAGGCTGTTGACCTTCTTGTTCGATCGCATCTGGAATGCGTGGTACTCACCCACAGTAGGATCAACGATCGTCTTGTCGCCAACATGACTCAACAGAATGATGTTCATGTTACGTTCTTCAAAACAAATGTTGAGGCCCTGCAGTAGCTTACGCCATGCATTCTCCTCCGCGACATAGAAAGCACCGTACCCTGCAGCCTTATCCTGAGGGCCAGACCATCCGTTGGATTCACACACAAACTCTTCTCCAAACTTGGAGGCTGCATCTGTGGTGTCAATCACAACTGTCTGATAGTCATGAGACTCCTCGATCAAAGTCTTCACTTGCTGTAACAATTGATTCCAACTCTCAATGACAGGGAATCGTGCCGCGTTGTCGATGAATTTCAGGCCATCTTCTGCCTGTATAAAGATGGGGCTCGG